TCTTTCAAGGGAGATCTCTGTGCGGGGGCTCGGGGTGTGGGTTTCGTCGTCCAAAAACGTCAGGGGGCCTTCTAGGGCCTTTTGGCGGGCCTGGATTCGTTGGGCGGTTTTGTGGTTGACGTATCGGGTTCCTCGTGTGGCGTTGCATGAGGCGCATGATGGGACGAGGTTCTCAAGGCTGTGGTCTCCGCCTCGGTCGAGTTCGATGAGGTGGTCGGCTTGGGTTGCTTTGGCTTTGCCGCACCAGTGGCAGTCGGGGCTACCGGCCAGGATGCTGGCTCGGTTGCGTTTGTAGGTGGGGTCGTTGTATCCAGCCATGTCGCTCTTTAGTTAGAACCAGTTCTATTAGTTTCAGTCTTTACTCTCTCAGTACTTACTAAGGAGTGCGGTTATCCGACGTCGGAAAACCTGACTTCGGCTGTGGATAAATACCCCACCTTTTCCACATAGTTATCCACAGGCTGGGGTCTGTCGAAGATCACCGTGTAGGTCGACCATTGGCCTCGAGTGTTCTGTTTCTTGATCCGTCTGACGTAGCCTGCGCGCTCGAGCTGTTGGAGTGCGGCCCTGACCGAGTGGATGCCTTCGGGTGATTGGGAGGCGAGGTGGGCGGCGGTGGTGCGCCAATGGTCAGGTTTGGACAGCAGGTAGACGAGGATGCCTCGGGCCTTCCAGGTCAATTGGTTGTCCTCGATGAGTTCGTTGTGGACGACGGTGTAGTTCTGATGCGGTCGGGCGGCGCGGATAATCATTTGATGAACCCTCCGAGGATGTATCCGATGATTACCGAGGCCAGGGCCACGCCTACGCCAGCCCAATAATCAGGGCTCATAGTTCGCCTTCTTCCATGCGGCGCATACGGTCACCGAACGACACCAGCCGGGCGCGGAGGCGCTCGTTCTCAACCTGCAGGTCGTGGATGCGTTCGCGGAGCAGCATGATTTCGTTCATGGCTCCGGCGACGGTGCGTTCGGATTCTTGAATTTGGCGGATGAGGGCTTCAGCGTCCCAGCTCATTTGGGCTCCTTGTCAGTCGGTCTTTGATGTCGTTGATGTCTCGAGGGCGCCACACATACGCTTCGGCCCCGGCGGCGTGTAGGCACATGAGCCAGTCGTTTTGAGCGTCAGACAGTTTCCCGATCGCGGTCTTGAGTTCGGCGAAGATCACGCCACGTTCCGGGTGGACGAGCACCAGGTCGGGGAAACCAATGTCGCCTTGGGTGGCGGTGCGCCAATGGCCTCGTTCGTTTTGTGCTGGAAGTGGGTGGAACACTTTCCAGCCTTGCCACCTAGCAAGTTCCAGTATCGCAGCCTGAAACTGGCGTTCATTGACCTTGAACATGGGGTTAGTTGAGTGCGGCATACAGCCTTTCGATAGGCCACAGGTCGTCGTGATCAACGATGTAGCCGATGGTTTCCCCATTGTGTTTATGGGGTTTCGATGCCGAGAGCGCATAATCGAGCCGCATAAACCCAACCAACTGGATAGTTCGATTGTTTTGTGTCGACCACGTCAGCACATAGTTGGCTGATGGTGGTTTTTCGTACGGCGTTTTGGTGACTTCGCGCTTTTTGATGTAGAGGCCGAGTTTGGGTTCGGTTGTTCTCACTTCGATGTTGGGTTCTACGTCAAACCCTGCTGGGCCGTTGTATTTGTCGCCTATCCAAGGCCGATTGAGGTATTGGGCAACAGCCATTTCAGAAACGATCGTTGCCAAGTACGTCAATAAGAACCCGTTTTTCGGTTGATCGTTGACCATGCTGGGCTGACGGCGACCAACCAAGTTTTTAGTTTTTTCTATGGCTGCGACTCGCGCTTGCTCAAAGTCAGTTTCGTTAAGGGTCACAGTCACGATCAGAATGGATCCTCCTGCGCCATTGCCAGCCCGGTGGCCAAACCGTTCTTGAGTTTGTCGATTAGTTCGCTGGCCTCGCGTTTGGTGGCCGGCCGGGCCGTTGAGCCCAAGGCCTTCAGCATTCGGAGCTGCTTGTCCGAGGGTGGTTCGGCGGCCGAGCGTGGCGTCATGGTGGTGGGCCGATCCTCGTATTGTCGGGCCTGCACTTCGTTGCGGCTGGCGATGCTTGAGGTCAGGCCGATGCCCATGTAGCCAAGGGCGCGGCCGAGCGCGGAGGTGAAGCCGTTCATGAGTTCGGAGTCGCGTGTGTATGGCGTTTTGCCGGGTAGTGGTTCGGATGCGGTGGCGATCGCCGGGTACGGGTCGTCGGGTGTGCGGTAGATCCGTACTTCGCAGACGATGGTGGGTGTGTCGGCGAACTGCTCGAGGCGGTAGCCGAGTTCTTGGACTCGTAGGTCGGGCCAGCGTTCCAATGCCAGTTTGAGGCGTGTTGGGACGTCGACGTAGTCGTCGAGGTTCATTGTTGCTCCTGTAGTCGGGCCAGGTTTGGCAGGTAGATCCGTTTGAAGCATGGCCAGCACCAGCAGGCCCAGGCCGATGGTTCCCAACGGACGATGTCGTCGGCCTCCAGTTTCGTGTAGCAACCGGCGCACACACCTGATTGCGGTTTGCCGATTACTGACGGTTCGTGAGGCACAAGCGTGTGTTTACCACACGGATGTGGCTGGGTGGTGAATCAGTTACCCGACCACGTTGTCCACGGTGCGAAGCAGCGATCGGGGCCGTTGCGTTCGCAGCTGTAGTTGTAGATCGCCAGGGCGGCGCGGATGTTGATTCGTGGGTCGAACAGTTCGTCGTGGCTGTTGGCGATGCCTTGCGCGGCCAGCCAGTTCGGTGGGTTCGATTTGTCGGAGCTCCAAAAGCGATTGATTTGGAACAGGCCGTGATCGGGGCCGGAGTCGGCGTCGGGTTGACAGCGCGATTCGCGGTACATAATTCCCAGCGCGGTTTCGAGGATTTCGCGGTCGGCCGGCCAGCCTTCCTCGAGCATCGTGGGCGCCCATTCGGCGCAGACCGTGTCGGGGCCGACGAGCGCCGGAACGTATGCGGTGGTGGTTGGGGCCGGCACGGTGGTGGTCGTGACGATCGAGGTGGTGGTGACGGTAGGCGGTGTGGGTTTCAGGGCCACGATTGACGTCTGTATGGCCTTGGGAGCCACGGTGACGGTTGGTTCGCTATCTGGGCCCATCCAAGCGATAGCGACGGCCAGGGCGCAAATAGCGCCAATGGCAAGACGGAACGGGTTCATGGGTTACCTCCTGGGACGGTCGGGACGTCGAGAGTGGGGACGGTCTACCGACTCGGCCTAGGCCGGGTCAAGGCTTCTGTTTGCGCCCGATAATCGGGGTGACGTCTTGGCCGCCTCGAGCGGCGATGCCGTTGCCGATGGCATAGCCGACGATCGCGGTAATGACCGGCAGGCCGGCGTCGCTGGTGATGGCGTCAACAGCGATCAGGACGGTGAGGCAAATCAGGCTGACCAGGGCGATGAACGCCTTGGACGGGTTAGCGATGTTCATTGTGCTAGGGCTTTCTCGAGCGCCGCGCTCATGGCTGCAGCGTCGTGGGCGAGTTGTGGTGAGATTTCGATGTGTATCCAGCGGCCGCCGGGTGCGCCGTGGATGGTGCGGCGGTCGTAGATCTTCCAGGCGGCGCGGTCGCATCGCCAGGTTCGGCCCCATGGTTTGGGCCAGTAATCGGCGACCATTTCGACACCGAGCAGGTCGGCGTTGTCCACCAGCCATTTCATGACGGGCTCAATGTCTTTGCGTGTTGTGTAGCCGATGTCGACGGCGCGGCCGGTTTGGTGGACGGATGGTTGGCCGGGTTTGCCTCGAGCGTCACGTTTGGCGTAGGTGCCCAGGTGGGTAAGTTTTCCGGCGTTGAGGAACAGGATTAGGTCGCGTAGGGCGACGGTGCCGGGTAGTGGGCCCCGGCTGTTGCTGTCGTAGCCGGTGTATGGCTTAGTCATTCAGCACCCACCGACAGGTTTCCTCGTCGAATGTCCAGTCGTCGCCAGGTTTGGGTGGGATGAATGCGTCGCGGGTTTCGTCGTAGGTGTAGCCGATTCCGGCATAGTTCTTGCGGATTCGGTGGTTGTACGAGGTTTGTAGCCACCGGCCGCCGAGCTTGAGGTCGTCGGCGAGGAAGTCTTGGCCACGATGTTCTTGCTCATCAGGTACGACAAGAACACGCATGACGATGTTGTTGTCGTCGAGTTCTGCGAAGTGTGCCATTAGACCGGATACCTCACGATCACGATGCCGGAACCACCGTTTCCGCCCACAGAGGAAACACCGTTGCCTGAACCGCCACCGCCGCCCCCGGTATTTGCCGTCGCATTACTGCCACTTGCGCTACTGCTGGAACCATTGCCGCCACCGCCTGTGCCACCGGTTCCGCCTGTTCCATAAGCGCCGCTTGCGTTGCCGCCAGCCGCGCCGCCGCCTCCACCGCCGTAGGTGACTGCGGAGCCTGAATAGGAACTTGATGTTCCTGCTCCGCCGTTGCCTCCAACCATTCCTGCGTTGCCTGCCGTCCCGTTGGCTCCTACAGCTGATGCGCCACCGCCTCCACCGCCGCCACCTCCAGCTTGGCTAAGACCAGTTCCTGTTCCTGTGCCGCCGTTGCCGCCGGCACTTCCTTCACCTGATGTGCCGGCTGCGCCGTTTTGTTGGCCGGTGTTACTCGACGAGTAACCACCGGAACCTCCGCCGCCTGAACCACCTGTGGCTGGGGCGTTTCCTGTGTAGGCACCGCGACCGCCGCCAGTCGTTGATGCCAGCGCACCGGCTGATGAGGCGTTTCCGCTTGCGTATGAACCTCCGCCACCGCCGACTGTGATCGTGTAGGACGTTGTTGCGACGGTGACGTTCGTGAACTGTTTGACGCCTCCAGCGCCACCTCCGCCGGTTCCTCCAGGATTGCCTCCGCCGGTTCCGCCTCCGCCTCCGCCCGATACGACGAGAATGTCGACAAGGCCGCCAGCTGTGACGGTCAAAGTTCCGCTCGTCGTGAAGGTGTGGATCTTGAAGCCGCCAACGGTCGTTTCTGTTCCGCCGGTAGCAGCGACTCCACCGGCGCCACCAGTAGCGGCTTTAGCGGCGATAATCATGCGGCGGTATTCCCGAACAGCACCCATTCGTCGGTGCCGACCTTCAACAGACCAGCGACGGCGTATTGGCCGTTGATCTTCAACTTGGTGCCGTTGGATCGGATCGTGACGCCAGCACCGCCGACGGTGACCTGTCCGGCGCCGCCCTGGTACAGCAGGATTTGGGTGCCGGTGGGAAATGCGACGGTGGCGTTTGTGGGGATGGTCAGGGTGATTGACGCGGCGTTTGTGAGGCTGATGACTTTGGCGACGTCGGTCAGGACGAGCGTGTAGGTGGTGCCTGTTTGGGCGTTGAACACGCCGAATGCGATGTCGTTGACGCCTTCGGTGATCGAGTTGACGTTGGCGGCCGTGAGGACTTGGCCGTCGGTGTATGCCTCGGATAGCGGATAGGTAGCCATGATTGTCCTTTACAGGGTGTTGGTTCCGAGAATACCGAATTCGCTCGAGCCGAGGATGAACGCGGTGCTCAATGGGTAGGCGGTGGTGAATTGGGTGATCCAGCGGTCGGGCGTGATGGTGTGGCTGACGCCTTGGACGGTGATGCGGAGGCTGATGTCGGTTCCGGCCGCCATGTCACGGTTGACAATGATCGGGTCGCCGACGTCAAGGGTGAGGCCGGGGACGATGCGGTTCGATGGGCTAGACAGGTCGAGGGTAATCGAGTCAATGCGTAGCCGGACCTGTTTCCGGTAGGCGAGCACCTGGGTTGCTCGAGCTAGCGCGATCGCGTTGGTTTCCATAACCAGGTCGGATCGTTCATAGGTCCGGGTGAAGTATTCGTCGATTGAGGCAGAGTCGAACGCGGTTTGGGCGGTGCCGCCGTGTCGGGTGAAGGTGACGACGTTGGATAGTTCGGTTTCGTCCAGGTTGACGTCGAGGTCTTGGTAAGCGATGTTGGTGCCGTTATCGGAGAATGTGGTGGCGGTGCCTGCGGCTTTACTAGACAGAGTGTTACGGCTGTAATAGGTGGCTTTGCCGTCGGGCGCCATGAAAAAGGCGCCAAGGTCGGAGTTTTCGACGGTTTGGATGGCTTGGAGAGCTGTGCGGAGGGTGCCGGGATCGGTTTGTAGATCGGTGTCACCGACGTCAATGTTGCGCAGGGTGGCCGGCCAGTTGACTTCGTCGAGGATTTGGTCAATGCGTTCGCCGGGTAGGTCTTTGTTTGCGGCGCCAGCGACGGACTCGATGTTGGCCAAGTTGAGCAGCCGGAAGCCGTCCTCGGCGGTGACGGTGACAAGGGCGTAATCGACGGATTGGTCAGCCCATGTCCAGTCCCAGCTGGTGATGTACCCGGCGAATACCGGGTATTCGGTGCCGGAGTATTCGCCGGTGATGATGACTTGGCGCATCGGTTTGATTTGGCCGAAGTATGGACTGGCGGCGTTTTCGGGGTTCCAGTCGCCGGTGAAGTCTTGGAATTGGATCGTGGCTTGGCCGGTCGTGTATTGCTCAAATACGCGGTCACGGCCGTGCCGGACGGCGATCGCCTGCGTGGTGGCAGTCACGTCGACAATTTGAGCTGTTGCGGTGCCAAGGATGTTTTCGCCAAGTATGCCGTACAACGGGTCGCCAAGAACCAGCACGTTGCCGAACGACGCGCCCGGTCCGAGCCGGATCAAGACCTTGGGCGTGATGGCGAGTGTCATGTGTTGCTGTAAACCAGTTGTTTGCCGGATCGCTGGGAGTTGACCAAGCCCTTACGGATCGACTCGATGAGATCCAGCTCGGTGATAACGGAGCCTTGGACGTGGACGTTGACGGCCATGGCGTCGGAGTAGCGGCCAACGATTGGAAGGCTTCCACCTTTGGCTCCGCCTGACGGTGGTGCGACGATCGGCGGTGTAGGCAACATGGGATTGGTACCGGGAAAGCCGCCACCAATCGTTTCCGACGGCGTCTGCCCAACCGGGACGGGAATACCTGATACGGAGCCAATGAACTGGATCGGAATCTGACGCGGTACCGCTGCTAACTGTTTAAGCAGTTCAGCGTAAGCGAGGTCGTATTGGCCTTTTTCGAGCAGGGCGACGATCTCAACTTGTTCCTCGCTGGTGAGTTGTGCTTGCTTGGCGACGGTTGCCATTTCGCGTACCAGGCTTCGCATGGCGCGTTCGGCTTCAGCTGCGGCTTCAGGTGTGCCCTTGCCCAGCGCCTCGAGCACCGTGGTCTGGTATTCCTGAAAGGCGGCGGTGAGGCCTTCGACGGCTTCCTCACGTTCAAACTGGCTTAGTAGTTCGTCGAATGTGTCGATGAGACCGTTGGTGTCGTCGTCAAGTTCGCGGATTGCGTTGGCGAGCCGGAGGCCCGCATAACGCATTTCGCCTGCCGCTTGGTATGACTGGGCCCAGGTTTTGTTGAGGATTTCGGTGGCGTCGTAGACACGTTTGGTTTCTTTGCTGGTGCCAAACATCCAGTTGCCGAGCGAATCAAGGGCGGTGTTCACGCCAGGTATGACGCTGCCAAGGGTTTGAATGGCGCCGTAGCCGCGTTCCCATGTTGAGGCGGTTTCGTCGCTGACGCGGTTGACGCCAGCCATGACCGAATCGAGTGGGTTGAGTGAGTCGGTGAGAATTCGGGCGCCTTTGCCGAATAGGTCGATGCCTTTGCCAACTGGGCCACCAGTAAGCAAATCTCCGAACCGTTGAGCTGTTTCAAGCACTTTGACAAGGGCTGGTAGCAAGGCCGAGCCAACGGCCAAGGTGACGTCCTCGAAGGCGTCTTTGAGGGCGTCTTGGGCGGCGCGCAGCTCTTTAGCGCGTTCGACTTCCCTGGGGTCGATGATCTTGGCGTCGGACACGGAAGCGATGGCGGCACGGAGCGCCGGAGCGCCGCCCTTGATGATTTCGCTCATGTCGCCCCACGATTTGCCAAACACGGCGGTGGCGAGTCGGGCGCGTTCGGTTGAGTCGTTGACGTCGGATAGGGCTCCGACGGTGCGAATGAACGTTTCGTTGCTGTCGACCAGGCCGCGTTCGTTTCGCGCTACCTCGACGCCCAGTTGACCGAATTCGTCTGAACCTTTGGCGATCGCCAGGTTCATCTTGTTGATCGCTTTTTGGAGTACCTCGGTTTCGATGCCCAGGTCGCCTGCTACCTCGATGAAGGCTGACGCTTCCTCGACGGCGATGCCGGTGGCGTTGGCGAATTTGTCGGCGGCTAGGGCGAGGTCTTGAAATTCGCCAATGGCTTTGACGGCGAATGCGCCGATGGCGGCGCCGGCTGCGGCGGCGAACTGGCCGGCGTTGGCTTTGACGGCGTCAAGCGCAGCTCCGGCTCCGGCCTTGAATTTGCCCATCGCGCCGTCGGCTTCGGCGACCTTGTTCTTGAAGTTGTTGAATCCGGCCTGTGCGGCGACGATGCCTTTATCGGCAAATTCGCTGACTATGGGTACGACGATTGCCATTAACGCCTCCGCTGTAATGCTCGGATTTCATTGGCTGTCGATCCGATCTTCATGAGTTCTTTGTTTACTTCATCTTCCATTTCGGCCACCAGGGCCAGGAATTCGCGCTCGACGCTGTTCGGGATTGGGTCGGCGCTCCGCCACATAAAACGTGACGGCGGACCGAGGTATTTGTTGAGTCCTCGGATGAGACCGGCGCCTTGGCCGTTGAGGGCGTGGCCGTTGGGTCGGCCGGGATAGGAACGTGATCGGCCGGTCATGCTGATGTTGCCAGGTTTGCCAGCCATGTCCGCGATGGCGGAAGCCGCGTCGGCGGTCATTACTCGGACGGTGCCGATGGTTTCGTATTGGGCGCCGGCCGTGATGTTGCGAGCTCGAGCGCGTCGCGTGTTGGTGTTGATCTTGATTTTTTTGACGGCGCCGGAGCCGGTGCGGCCGTTGTGTTGGAAACCGCGTGGCAGACGTTGACCGGTCGGTTTGATCTTTTCGATTTCGTCGACCATTGGTTGCGCGATCTGACGGATTCGTTTGCCGAATTCGCGGCGCAACGTGGGGTCGATTTTTTGGAGCAGGCGGAGGGTGTCCTTGAGGCCTTCGACTTCGATGCTCATGGTTGCCTCCGTTCTTGGTCTGATTCGACCAGAAGGCGAACCATTTCGTCAATGATCGTCGATGGTGTCTCGAGCAGGTCGACCGGGCTGATGCCGGTGCGGATGGCGAGGCTGGCGATCAGGTTGATTGTGGCTGGTCCTTTTCCTGGCGTTCTTTTGGGATGAACTGGACGTCCTCGAGCGTGTCGATGAACTGCGGCCACACCTTGACGGTGATCTTGGCTTTGCGCATCGCCTCGTAGGCGAGGTATGCCAGTTGTTTGAATTTGGGGTCTTGCAGGAAGGAGGTGATGCTTACGCCTGGGTGGTGGTCCTCCCAGGCGCAAGCCACTCCGTAGGTGATCGGTGCCGTGTGTTCGGCGCCGTCGACCATGACGACTTTCAGATCCATTCCAATCATGTCGGGCTCCTAATTGGGTTGGGTTCAGGGTGCGGTGATGTCGCGCGCGAACGTTCCGCCGGTGAAGGTGACGTTGACCATGGACAGTTCGCCGACGCTTGAGGCGATCGGCGTGAACGATGCGAGGAATGCGCCGGTGATCGTGTACTCCGGGTTGGAGGCCGATTCGGTGGTGCCGGACGGCGAGATCACCAGGGTGACGGCGTCGTCGCCGACCACGTCGAACAGGGTGGCTTCGATTTCGCCGGCGCCGTACGAGTTGAACATGGTGAGGGTGACGTCGACGGCCTGCAGGCCCTTGGTGTAGGACCGGCCGCTCGATCCCATCGCAGTGGTTTCGAGCTGATCGTAGCCGGTGGTCAGAGTGACGGACTGGACCTGGTCCGATACGTCGACGGCGCCGATGGCGACGGTGGCGTTGGACAGGAAGGTTGTGGTGGCCATTTAGGCTCCTTTTCTAGTTTCGCCTGCTGGCGATTCGGACGGTGAGGTCGTAGGCCGGGAGTTCCTGGCTTCCGATGATTGCGAGGCTGGGTTGGCCGGCGACGACTGCGAGGCCTTGGTCGGCCATGAGTGTGTCGATGGTTGTGAGTAGCCAGTCGGCTGTGTCTTGGTTACCGGGTGGGGCTCCCAGGACGCGGATGGTGAAAGTGAGATCGCCCACGTTGTAGGTGAAACTGGTGAACGTTGGCAGCTCGACGAACACGGTGAGCGGTCGGGCGTTCCGTGGGTCGGTGACGGGTTTGAGGCCGAGGTTTGTGATGCGTGTGACGATGGCGTCGCGCGCTTCGGCGAAGATTCCTGTGGCTGCCATGTCATGCCACCTGGCTCCTGTTGATGCCGAGCAGTTGGTGGATGCGGCCCATGTTGAAGCCGGTGGTGGCCGGCGTCATCGCCTCGAAGGTTTGGAACGAGTCGATCGAGCCGCGTTCGCGGTACAGGGCCGCGGCGTACAGGGTGACGCCGAGGGTGACGTCGCTCGAGGGACTTGTGCCGGCTGCGTCGGTGTAGCCGGCCTCGACGCGTTTACGGAACGCCCAAGCGTTTGCAGCTGCAACACAGGTGGCGATGTAGGCGGTGTCGTTCGCTGTGGCGGCCGCGATGCCTAAGAATTCGGTGACGTTGGCTGATGTGGTCCAGGTGCAGCTGATCGACCAGGTGAGGGTGCCGAACGGGTCGGCCGAGTCGCGTTCGACGACGTCGCCGGTGTCAATGTAGGCCAGCTGGTTCGGGATGACGACGTCGGTGTTGTACGTCATGTCGCCCTGGTACGACAGGCCGGTGTAGAGGAACTGGGGGACGGCTACGACGACGAAGGTGCCGTCCATGCCGTTCCCCAGTCCCGACACCGTTACAGACTGCCCGACTGCGATGTCTGTCTCGGTGAGGGTCTGAATCACGACGACGTCGTCCAACCTCATGCGGTGAGTGATGGAGAACGTCGCCATGATTCCTACTCCTCGTCAGTTGATCGTCAGGATGCGGTGCGCTTGACGAACTTGCTGGCGTCGAGCATCACCGGGGCGAAGTAGCCGCGGAATGCGATCGTGCGCGCCAACAGGCTCGGGTTTTCGATGCTGACGACGCCCTTCTGCTGTTCCCAGCACTCGAAGCCATCGCCGTTGCCGACGATGAGGGTGCCGGACGCGAAGTTGCGGTCGACGACGACGCGGAGGCCGAACGCGACCGACTCCATAGCGCCAGGCGTCATGGTGCCGAAGGCGTTCATCGGGCCGACCTGGGGGAACAGGGGACGGCCCGTGGTGTCGGCCAATGCGCCCAGGTATTCCCACACGTCGGGGCTGACGAACAGGTGGTTCGGCAGGTTGCCGTTGGAGGCCGACAGGATGGTCGAGGCGGCGTCGTACACCCAGGTGACCCACTTGGCCGGGTCGTCGAGGTCGGCGGTCGCCAGGATCGACGTGGTGGTGGCGCCGGACACGAGCGCATCAGCGGCGACGTCGTCGGTCTGATTGGCGTAGATGCGCGCCATGTCGTCGACGAGAGCACCGAGCACTTCGGGGCTCGACCAGTCGATTGACGCTTCCGAGAGTTCGACGTAGCCACCGTAGATGGCCTTCGTCACCTGGATGTCGTCAACGACGAACGTGCCAGCGGTGATCGTGCTGCCCTGGGTGACGGTGCCGATGGAGGCGTGGGTGGTCACCTTCGGACGGATGAACACCTTGCCGCCCTGGGGCATGGCGCGAGCGCCAACGGCGTCGATCACGGGGCGAAGGCCGCGGAAGTTGTTGTAGATCGGCGAGACAACCGGGATCGGCATGACGCCGTCGAGGTCGCTGGTGGTCACGTCCGGCGCGGCGGCGCGGATCTTGGCGTTGAGTTCGGCGAAACGTGCGCCGCCCTCGAAAGCTGCAGCGATCCATTCGCCCGGTGTGGGCAACTTGAATTCGCGGCGAGGTTCCGCGTACAGCGGAACGGTGGGGATGATGGCCGGTGCCGAGGCCTCGACCGGGGTTGCTTCTGACATTGAGTCCTCCTCGGGCTCGATTGGTGTGGGTTCTTCGTCGGGCGTGTCGTCCTCGGGC